AATTAAAGCTGGCTAGGCTTCTTTCCTCTTAGGATAAGTTTATTCCATAATGGGTAAAAAGGCAAACCTTAAAGGAACCTGCCCTGACCGTCTGTAATTCTTGAATACTTGATTTCTAGTATGACTTCGGCTGCAAAGAATCCCTGTAGCTCCTCTGAGGGGGCTGTAGGGGATATATCGGCTATATAAACTGCGTGGAACTTAAATTTATCTGATAGCCCAGTCCATTTATTGATACTTCTAGCAGACTCATCAACACGCCTAAACTCATCTGTCATATAGTTTCTAATTTCATTAATTTCTGAGATATCTGTTGAGTATATTGTAAACAAGATCTGCTCACAGCATATTAGCCAGTTGTCTTCATAGGACATGCCTATCTTGTCGTATACTATATGCTTCTTCCCGCTCAAAAATTGATTCATTTCTGCTGATTGCTGAACTGGAATAATTGGAATAATATTTTCGTTTAAATTATCTGACCAGTAGTCATCCTCATCAAATATGTTTCTAGTGTACAGCTCTTTCCAGAGGTACTTTCTTAACTCTATCATTGCATCTAGTTTATAGTTTGCTGTCACATTACACCGCCAAATGACGCTGTGAGAGCAGCATCTGCCTGAGACCTAATAGCATTTGCAGAAAAAGAATACTGAACCTTTTTAATATTAGAAGGAACTCTTAATGCTTTAGTCATGCTTGAATTAAATATCTTTTGGAATCCAGATCTCTTAATAGATTCATTTACTAATCTTCCGCTAAAAAATCTTGAGTGAGCTAAATTAAATTGATTTGTTGCAGCAGATCCACCAGGCCTCTTTACTGTAACTGGCATACCCTTTGGCATAAATACTGTTTCTCCGTCAGATTCAAAAACTAATCTTTCAGAATTTTTTGGTCTAATTACTAAAGGCTTACCTGCTTCCATAATTGAAGCTTTGTTTGCAAATACGTGTCTTCTTCTTCCATTTGCTGAAGGAACCATAGATGTTGAAGGAAGCAGATCATAGTCTATTCTAAAAGACAATCCTTCTGCAGACAACCTGTTAAGTTTAAAAAGTCTTGCTGTTTTATTACCAGTCTTTTTCCACTCATAAACATGGTGTAAGGACTTGGGCCTAGATCTGGCTAATGCGTCTATATAATTTCCAAAATCTAGATTTATCTGATCAAACATTATTTTTGTAAATGCATTCTGAAATTGTTTATTTGTTGTTAATTTAGATATGACTGCTGCCTCATAATATACAAATGCTGATATCTGAGCTACTGTGCTATCTTTCAAAGGTCCGTTTTGGTTTGCGTACATCATTCTTTCTAGTCCGCTTGCCGCTTGAACCAACATTCCGCTATTGTCCAATTTGCTGGTTCTCCGATCTCTTCATTGAAGAATTGTATCCTATAACTCTACCAAAAGGATCTGTGATGGGAGTTGTTCCTATAACCTCAAACACGGTTGGGGTCTCATTTGGAAAGTCAATCTCTGTCCAGATAGGTTTTCCTTCTTGATCACGAATGTTTGTAACTTTTTCTCTTCCTATAAGTCTTTCAGATGTTCTGACTTGAATAATTTGATCGTTAAGATACTTGTTACTAAATATTTGTTTGTCGCTTGATCTGGTTGTTGCAGAATTGCTAATCACACCCTTAGCATGACAACTAACTGTTTTGTAATAATTCCATTCTCTTTTAATGGCGCCTGTATCTGGATCCTGCATATCTGATTGACGATAAACGTCTAAATGCATGGAAAGAACTGATTCTATTAACTCATTCATTACAACAACATGACCTGAGAAATTACGTAATTAGATAGCAATTGATCTGCATACAAATTACCAGTTCCAGAGGTTGCCTCTCCAGAGTATTCAAAGTCCCAGTCAAATGTTGAAATCTTTTTAATATATTTATTCTTCCAGGTTAAATCCTTTGAAAAATAATCTTTCATTAATTCTATACAGGCTAGCTCTACTTCGTCTGGAACTTCTTCATATCCAAATCGTGCATATACCTGATACCTATCACCCTGTTTGAAAAAGTCTACAGAGTCATGAATGCTAGGAGGAATCATTCCATTAGCGGTATATACCGTATTGTCTAAAGCAGATGTTCTATCTATTCTTAAGCCGAATCCGTTCTCTGTAACATTTAATGCTCTTCCCCAGTTATTAATTTTAGGGGTAGCTAGAGCATCTATCAAAAGGTAGTCGTTGGCATACATTCTATGTAATTGAATTAATTTAGAATTAAATATTAAAGTATCTGAGTCACTTCCGTATACTAGGTGTGTCTCATCATATGTATAAAAATTTTGACCAGTATAGCTTTCAATTACTTTACGGGCATATCTTTCAGCCAATACTAGTTCTGAATGAGACTTATAATTAGGATCTGATCTATCTCCGCCAAACTTAAGTTCGTCACGAGTTTGTTCTAAATCAGTATAAGACTTTACAACATATAGATTATGCTCTTTTGTTTGAGCTATACCCATTACGTTGTACGCCCAGCGTAATTTTAATGTTCTAGTTCTTGAAACTACATTTTGAGGAAGAAATACCTGATATATACCAACATCTGTTTCAACTTTTTCTGCTGTCAATGTTGCCTGAATTGTGGTAGGAGAAACTGGATTAATTGGATCGTTTGTTATATCATAAACTAATACTGTTGGAAGGTTATCAGAGTCTTGCTCTTCACCCCTCCAATAAACTTTATGTTTTACTCCTGTTGTAGATCCTACGTAAATCTCCATAGTGTAGGCTTAGTTAGTTGTAATACTCCTGGACTTCCTTTGGAGTTGCTAATCTAAAGCCGTCCTCCTTATCAAAAATTTCTTGAGCGTATTCCTTGCTCATTGCAATAAATGGGTGCTCTTTTGTGAACGTGAATCCCATAATATCATACCTAAAGTTATCTCTAGTCATTCTTACTAATACTGTGTTCTCTGGCTGATCCGCCTTTGGATCAAACTTAGGTAGTACCTCTGTTGCCATGTCTTCAGAATCCTCTTCCATCTTTTCAATGGTCTTGTTATATACAGACCAAGTTACGCCTTCTTCTGCGAGGGCTGCAATAATGTCGGCTTTGTTTTTTAGGCCTTCTGTTTCAACTGCAAAATCTTCTGCGATCTGCTTTAGTTCTGATACTTTCAATGTCTCAAATGACATGTAAATCTCCTGTTTCTACTTACAACAATTATAGCATTATTAAATTAAAATGAAAAGCCCCCCAAAAATTAATTTAGGGGGCCTTTCGGGGATCTAAATCCTAATAATTAGGAAGCGACCTTAACGTTCTTTACAACTACCCAAGCGTCTGCTTGCTCGATTTGGCATCCTACACGAGTATACATTGTGTACTCGACAGAGTCCTTACGTGGCCAGAAGAATCGGTATACGGTTACATCACGCTTGATACCAATAACTACGTTATTTGGGAATGTCAAGTGGATATCTCCGTGTGATCCTGTTGGATTTGAATAGTCACCAGTCTGAGTTTCTGGAAGTAGTGGTACTTCAACAATCGGAATACCGAATGCGAATGGTGCCACAAATCCTGCTGCTCCACCTAGTGCTGATACGCCTTGTCCACGGATAACGCTTGATGCGATATCTTCTGGATTAGCTGTTCCTGCAGTGATGCTGTTCTTGTACAAGAAATCTTGAATCAAGTTTGATCCTGCTAGGAAGCGAAGGTCTCCACGACGTTGCTTGTACTTACGTGGCATTGCCTTAAGAGCCTTGTTAAATGCTTCACGGCTGATTTCTGCGCCGTTGTTATCAACAACACGTCCGTTAGCCTTTGATTTTGCAACTACACCCTGGAATGCTGAAAGCAATCCTGAGCCAGTTCCTGTACCGTTAAGGATTACATCCTCAATATCGTTACCTGCCTGTGTTGCCATCAAACGTGCAATGTGATCTTCAAGATCTGCACCTTCGATATTATCTTCTAGAGATTCTGTTGAAAGCTCCCAGTCCATGCGGAGTTTCTTTGTTGTAAGAGAGATCTTTGAGAAGGTAACAGCAGCATTTGAGCCAGTGTTATCTCCTTCAGCAGCGACAGTCATAAGTCTTTCGCCAACTGACATACGATCAATCTCAGTGGTATCTGCTCTCATTCGGACAGTACGTGCAACTTTACCAATTACGGTAGCATCGAACATGTAGTCTAGGAAGCGAGCTGATTGTTCTGGATTAAGCAATCCACCGTTTCCTTGCTCGGAAGCACGGTGTACACCTGTTCCACCTGTAGTGGAAGCAAATGTTGCTGTAGCTGTTGTGTTAGCTGCGATTGCTTTTTCTAATGTTTCATTACTCATTTTATATTTCACCTACCTTATTTTTAGTTAAAAATTTCGTTCACGGAACCGAGGAAAGAACCGTTCCACTTTGATTTTTTGATTGTTACTTCCTGAGACCCGCCAAGG